AATGCAACTCTTTTCTACGCACTAACCAATAATATAATACTTAATTTGTTTTCAACTATTGTTTAATCACTTAGAATGTTTAGATGGAGAATAGAGAGATAGTGTACAAAAATGTTGCTGATTTAATTCCTTATGCAAGGAATAGTCGCACACATGATAAAGACCAGGTAAGCCAAATTGTCGCAAGTATTAAGGAGTTTGGGTTTACCAATCCTGTTTTAATTGATGATGAAGGCTTAATTATTGCTGGTCATGGTAGAGTTCAGGCTGCACAAAAACTAAACCTTAAAACTGTTCCAACTATATGTTTGGATTACTTAACTGAAGCACAAAAGAAAGCGTATGTTATAGCTGACAATCGGTTGGCTTTAAATGCTGGTTGGGATTTTGATATGTTGAAGGTTGAGCTTAATGATTTAAATGACCTGGACTTTGATGTGTCTTTACTTGGCTTTGATGATAAAGAGATTAACGACATATTAGCCGATCCAACTGAGGGTTTAGTAGATGAGGACAGCACTCCAGATTTGGTTGAAGATCCCATAACAGTGGAAGGCGATATTTGGCTGCTTGGTAATCACAGGCTTATGTGTGGTGATAGCACAAGCATTGATGCTGTGGATAAGTTAATGGATGGTAATAAAGCAGATATGGTTTTTACTGATCCGCCTTATGGAATAGATTACAGTGGGGGTCGAACACAACTCACTAAATCACATCACAGAAAAATTAAAAACGATGCTTTAGTTGGTGATGATTTGGGTGGCTTAATTGAGCTAGCTTTTATTGCAAAAAAAGACAATGCAGATGTTTATGTGTGTGTCTCACCATTAATTCAACTTCCATTTATCAAAGTATTTGAGAAACATAACGCCAATATAGATGCTGTAATTGTGTGGGATAAAAAAAATGCTGGTTTAGGTTATATGATATATCGTCGACAATGTGAATTTATATTGTTTCATAAAGGATCTCCTTTTTGTAAAGGCGATAAATCAGATTTTGATCTTTGGTCTTTTAGTAAAGATTCAACATCTAAATATGTTCACCCAACGCAAAAACCAGTTGCTATTTCTGAGCGGGCAATAAGTAATTCGTCTGAGCCGAAGGATAAAGTGTTAGATTTGTTTGGTGGTAGTGGTTCTACATTACTTGCTTGTGAGAAATTAGATCGTTCAGCTTACTTAATGGAGTTAGATCCAAAGTATTGCGATGTCATAATCCAAAGGTGGCAAGAATTTACTGGTCAAAATGCAGTGCATTTAGATTCAAATAAAACTTATAATGAGTTAATTAACAATTAAAAGAATGGATAAACCTAAGAAAAAACCCGGAAGAAAGCCTGTTGTTATTGATATCGACAAGGTTGAACAACTTGCAGCTCAAGGTCTTGGGCCTTATCAAATTTCCCGTGCCTTAGGGATTTCTTGGGACACTTACAACAAAAATAAAAAGCGAAGTTTGGAATTATCGGAAGCTATAAAAAGGGGAGAAGCAAAAGGTTTGGCGCGAGTTTCGAACAGTTTGTTTAAGTCAGCCAACGAAGGCAATGTGACGGCCCAGATATTCTACTTAAAAAACAGAGACTCTAAGTCCTGGAGCGATCGCCAAGAGGTAAATCACAACTTAAATCTGGCAGAAATATTAGATTCAGCTAAGAGTCGCGTGATTGATGGTGAAGTGCTGCCTGATAAGTTAAACTCACCACGAGTCCTTACAAAGGACACGTTGCCAAACAAAAATACGGGCTAGGCGTGGGAACTCTCTCATCTCCCTACTGTATCCATGCCAGACTGGGCAGCCCGGCAAAATCTACTCTCCGATTTTGCAACCCCCCCAGTCACCTTTTAGGGCGGGGGCTATAAATTTAGAACACTTGAGCTAAAATTTTTTAATTTTTTTATGAAGTACGAACCAAAACAAGAAAAGCAGTTAATGACCGAACTATGGTCAATGAACATCAAAGATGATCCATTAAACTTTGTGAAGTTCGTCTTCCCATGGGGACAAAAGGACACCCCCCTCGAACATTTTGAAGGGCCTCGCAAGTGGCAGGAAAAAATTTTACGAGATATTACAACGCACATACAAAGAAACGACAGCTTAGACTTACCAGAGATGTTTAGACTGGCTGTGGCTTCAGGTCGTGGTATTGGTAAATCAGCATTAGTAGCTTGGTTAATCATTTGGATGTTATCCACAAGACTGGGCGCAACCATTATTGTTACCGCCAACACCGAACAGCAGCTTAGATCAAGAACATGGGCTGAACTTGGTAAATGGATAACTCTATCTATTAACTCGCACTGGTTTCAAAAAACCGCCACTACAATTAAACCTGCTGGGTGGTTTGAAGAAGCGTTAATTCGCGACCTAAAGATAGATACTGGGTACTATTATGCACAAGCGCAGCTGTGGAGCGAGGAGAATCCAGACGCATTTGCAGGTATTCACAGCTCCTACGGGGTGTGTTTAATCATGGATGAGGCATCAGGTATCCCCGCGCCCATTTACTCGGTTTCTGAAGGTTTCTTCTCTGAGCCTACCAAAGATCGCTATTGGTTTACTTTCTCCAACCCGCGCAGAAACACTGGCCCATTTTATGATGCGTTCCACAGCAAACGCTCATTTTGGAAATCACTCCAAGTAGACTCACGCACAGTCGAAGGCACTGACCAGAAACTATTTCAAACCATGATTGAACAATATGGCGAGAACTCCACAGTCTCGCGCGTGGAAGTTATGGGCGAGTTTCCCCAGGCAGACGATGACACTGTTATTCCCATGGAATTAATCCGCGCAGCCGTAGACAGAGATGTCGCGCTCACCGCGAGTGAGCCTATTATTTGGGGCTTGGATGTTGCGCGTTTCGGTGGCGATAATTCTGCTCTGTGCGTGCGCCAGGGAAATACTGTTTTTGAGATCACGTCTTTTGCTTCAATGGATTTAATGCAACTGTGTGGTGTGATTAAGAATCGATACGATGATGCCACTGTGTTAGAACGCCCACAAGAAATATTAATTGACGTGATTGGTATTGGCGCGGGCGTGGTCGATAGACTGCGCGAGCAGAATCTCCCAGTGCGTGGAATAAACGTGTCTGAGTCCTCTAGCGTGAAAAAGAACTATTTGAACTTGCGAGCTGATTTATGGTTTGCAATTAAAGATTGGCTGGCGCAGCGAGATTGCCGACTTCCTATAGATGATGAGCTTGCCTCGGAATTGGCTGCGCCATTGTATAAATATACCTCCACTGGAAAGATAAAGATAGAGAGCAAGGATGAAATGAGGAAAAGGGGTATAAAATCACCAGATAAGGCAGACGCTTTAGCACTAACCATGGCAAGTAGTGCCGCAAGTTTTAGTGGAAGCGAGAGTGTTTTCGGTTATAATTTCAAAAAACCTTTAAAGTCTCGAATAATTCGAGTGGGATAGTTGTACATGGCAAAAGATTACGAAGATAAAATAGAAGACATACTTGAGCAAGAAGAGAACGAATCTTCTGAGATGGAAGTAGAGGTCGATGAAGAAATAGACATGGAACATCTTGCTGGGGTTATTAAATCCGAGATGGATGACGCTAAAGATTTCATTCATCAAGTAGGCGCAGAACGCGCAGAGTCTACAGAATATTATCTTGGTAACGCGCCTGAAGGCACTAGCTCCATGCAATCTGAATACGTCTCAACAGACGTACGGGATAGCGTACTTTTTATGCTTCCGTCTATCATGCGTACCTTCTTTGGTACTAAAAAGATCGTTGAATTCGTACCGCACGGCCCTGAAGACATTGCTGTCGCAGAGCAACAAACCAACTACGTCAACTACATTATTCAAGAAAAGAATCAAGGTTTCCAAGTTTTATACAGTGCGTTTAAAGATGCGTTGGTTAGAAAAACTGGTTTTGTTAAAGTCTTTTGGGATGATTCTATCTCAGCGACCACACACGAATTTACAGACTTAGATCCACAATCGTATCAGGCATTAACGCTTGATCCGAACGTGGAGATAGTCGAAGAAACAGTCACCATGGAAACCATCACACAGGTTAACCCTATGACTGGCGAGGAAATCACACAAGAGATCCCAGCAACATACGACCTCACGATTCGCAGAATTAAATCTAAAGACCAAGTGTGCATTGAGAGCGTACCACCCGAAGAGGTGTTGATCTCACGCAACGCACGCGACCTAGAAACTGCGTCTTATGTGGCGCACAGAATGATTAAGTCTGTCTCTGACTTGGTAGCCATGGGTTACGATGAAGACGAGATAGAGCAACACGCAACGCAAACAAGCAGCGCGATTGATCCAGAAAGCTATGAAGAAGTGGAAGCTAGAAATCCATTTGACAACATGGTGTATCCAGATCGAAACGACTCAGGCGCAAAGGATGTGCTGTATGTCGAGCATTATTTATTTTATGACTTTGACGATGACGGCATCGATGAAAGGATTAGAGTTTGTACAGTGGGTGATGGTGTTCATGTGCTAAACGTTGAGCAGTGGGATGATCTTCCTATTGCCATGTTCTGCCCTGACCCTGAACCGCACACCGCAATTGGCTCATGCCCTGCGGATTACCTGAAGCCTATTCAAGCGGCTAAGTCTCAAATCATGAGAGACACCCTTGATTCTTTAGGTCACTCAATCTTTCCTCGGATGGCTGTTGTTGAAGGTCAAGTCAATATTGACGATGTACTCAATACTGATATTGGACAGCCAATTCGAGTTCGCGCCCCTGGAATGGTTCAGCCCTTTACAGTACCCTTCGCTGGTAAAGAGGCATTTCCTGTTCTTGGATACCTTGATGATGCAAAAGAGAATAGAACAGGTGTGTCCAAAGCCTCTGCTGGCTTAAATGCAGACGCTTTGCAATCAAGCACAAGTGCAGCAGTATCCGCTACCATGTCTGGGGCGCAAGGCCGAATTGAATTGATTTGTAGACACTTCGCAGAAGGCGGACTCAAGCAGATCTTTAAAGTAACCAACAACCTCATCATCAAGCATCAAAATGCTCAAGATGTCTTTAGGTTAGAAGGTAAGTTTATTCCTGTTGATCCTAGATACTGGAACAACGACAAAGATATGATTGTGAACGTGGCTATCTCCAAGTCTTCAGACGAAGAGAAGTTTGCTATCCTCACACAACTCGCTGGTAAGCAAGAACAAATCATGCAAACCATGGGGCCAAATAATCCATTGGTATCTTTACAGCAATACTCCAACACGCTCACGCGCATGATCGAGATCGCTGGCTTTAAAGACGCGCAATCGTTTATTAATACTGAAGTACAGCCAACGCCTCCACCATCACCTGAATCACAGAAACCTGATCCTGCTGAAATCCTAGCGCAAGCTGAAGCTATGAAGGCTCAGAACCTAGGACAGAAAGCTATCATTGATGCTGAGACAGACAGAATGAAGATCATCATGGAAGATGACAGAGATCGTGATATCAAAGAAGCTGAGATCAGACTTAAAGCAGCAGAACTTGCAGCTAAGTATGGCTCACAGGTTAACATCGCAGAAATCAATGCTATTATGGAAAGAGACAGAGAAAACATAAGGCAAAATGCAAAAGACCAAGCTCAAGGACTATTTACAAACAATGTCCCACAAAATCTATAACCTCGAAGTTTTAGTCGATGACATGGTTTATGAAGGCAAAGATATAAGAGCAAAGGATCAGAATCACGCTTTATACATTCTTGGTTTAATCTCTGGCGGTGAAGTTACCGAACATTCAGAAGTTTTATTTATAGAAGAAAATATTATTCACTAATGGCAATTACTTATAGAGGAGAAAGGTTTAGCGGTTTTAACAAACCTAAACGTACCCCTGGTCACAAAACAAAATCACACGCAGTTCTAGCTAAAGTTGGAGAAACCATTAAGCTCATACGCTTTGGTCAACAAGGCGTTAGCGGTGCTGGTAAGAATCCCAAGAGCGAGAAAGACAAGGCTAGAAGAAGATCATTCAAAGCAAGACACGCTAAGAACATTGCAAAAGGTAAACTGTCAGCCGCTTACTGGGCTGATAAAGTAAAATGGTA